GGCTTGGCCCGCGCGGTGGCCGGACCCCTGATCAAGAACGTGGTAGCGGCCGTCCGGGTCTTCAACGAGTGGGTGTCCGTCAACCGCAAGCTCATCTCCGACAAGCTTGGCGTGGTGCTGCACCGGGCGTCCCAGATCCTGCGCGGCATGTGGTCGGCGGCGCGACTGGCGATGGGCGCTCTCGACTGGCTGGCGCAGCGGTTCGGGTGGGCGAGCATCGCGGTGGCGGCGTTCGGCGCGGCGGTCATGTTCGCCGGGAAGTCCACAGTGCTGCTCTCGCTGAAGTGGTTGGCCATCGGCGCAATCGTGGCCATGGTCGCCGAGGACGTCGAGGCGTTCCTGCGCGGCCAGCCGTCGCTGATCGGCGACGTGGTGGCGGCGCTCGACCGGCTGTTCGGAAAGCTGGACGACAAGCAGTGGGGCGAGAAGCATCCGATCCTGAAGTTCTTCGGCCAACTGCTCTGGGTGGTCACGCACCTCGGCGAGAGCATCGACATCGTCGCCAAGGGACTGCGCGAGACGTTCGGCCTGAACATGCCGGCGACGAAGCAGGCGACGAAGGGCGAGCAGTGGGATGCCAGGAACCGGATGGACATGGCGGCCAACGGGTTCGCCGACGGCGCTCTGTCGTTCTCCGAGAAACTGAAGATGGCGCTCGGCGCTCGCGGGTCCGTCCGCTCCTTCCCGGGGCTGGAGAACATGTCGGCATTCGAGCGCACGGCAACCGCGTTCACCCCTGACGTGTTCCCGGAACTCAGCCGGTCCATCTACGGGTCGGCTGCCCGCAGCTTCCAAGGCGGTCCCATCAGCGTCACCGTGAACGCCCAGACCGGCGCCGACCCGACTCAGATCGCCAACGCCACCGCGCGCGCCGTGCAGGAGCAGCTGGCCACGCAGATCCGGCAGGCCCGCGGCGCTCTCGTTCCGACACCGGCGGCCGCCAAATGAGCTACCTGCGCTTCTTCCCGGGCGGCTCGGGCGCAGCCGTCGAGCTGCTCTACTTCGACGTCCTGGAGTCCGAGGAGATCGGCTTCGAGGCCGAGGTCACCGACCATCCCATCGAGAACGGTGGGGTGGTCACCGACCACGTCCGCCAGCGGCCAGGGACCATCAGCATCTCGGCGCTGGTCAGCAACACGCCTGTCGAGGGCCCGCGCGCCAACTACAACCCGAACGCCAGCCCGCCCAAGTACGAGCTGGTCGACGCTCCGAGCGAGGCACGGCCGGGCGACGACGCGCGCGAGACGCTGGAGACCATCCAGAAGGCCGGCGACACCGTCGACCTGTTCCTCGGCGAAGAGGACACCGGGCGGCTCTACGACGGCCTGGTGCTCCAGTCGCTGGGCTTCCCGCGAGACGCCAGGACAGGGACCAAGCTCCGCTTCTCGGCCACGTTCCGGAAGGTGATGTTCGCCGAGTCCAAGGTGGTCGCGGCGCCGAAAACCACCGAGCCGCGCGCCGTCGGCGTGAAGGACCGCGGCACTCAGCCGACCAAGCCAGCGACCGACGCAGAGAAGGGCGCTGGCGACCCGCTGGCCCGAGAGTTGGGCGGCGAGTTCGTTCGGGGGCTGTTTAACTGATGCCGCTCGTCATCCCATTCGCCCCCGGCGTCCCGGACCAGCGCTTCAAGGTCGTGCTCGAGGGCGAGACTTTCACGCTCCGCGCCCGCTGGAACGCCCGGGCCTCGACCTGGTTTCTCTCCGTCGCGGACGCCGACGGAGAGATCGCTGCCAGCCTGCCGCTCACGCTGGGCTCGGCCATCCTCGGCGGCCGCGTCGACCGTCGCCTGCCGCGAGGCCAGATGCTCTGCATCGACACCACCGGCCGCGGCGAAGATGCGGCGCTCGCCGACCTCGGGTCCCGGGTCAAGGTGCTGTACTACGAGAGCGCGGAGATGGCCGCGTGACCTCGCTCTTCCGCCGCGTCGCCCGCGTGACCGTGGGCGAGGTGCAGGTCGAGGCGCTCCGCATCCAGTTCCGCGTCGTGAAGACGCTGCGCCCCGAGCCGAACACCGCAGAGGTGGCCATCTCCAACCTCTCGGCGGACACGCGCCGGAAGCTGGTCTCGGAGAGCCTGCCGGTGCGCATCGAGGCGGGCTACGAGAACGGCGGCGAGTCGACCGTGCAGCAGCTGTTCGTAGGCGACATGCGCTTCGCGGGCCACACGCGCGAGGGCGCCGACTGGGTGACGAAGCTGCAGGCCGGCGATGGCGAAAAGACGTTCCGGGCGGCGAAGATCAACGAGTCCTTCGCGAAGGGCGTGCGCAAGGGGAAGGTGCTCGAGCGGCTGGTCAAGTCGATGCAGGTGGACGTGAAGTCGGCCATCGCGAAGTTCAAGTCCGCCGGGTTCAAGGCCGGGATGGACGAGTTCGCGAAGGGCGTGAGCCTCGACGGCAGCGCGGCGAAGGAGCTGACGAAGGTCCTCGCGAGCGCCGGCTACTCCTGGAGCATCCAGGACGGCGAGGTCCAGGTGCTGGGCGCACGCGAGACGGTCGGCGAGGCCGTGCTCCTGGGCCCCAAGACTGGCCTGGTCGGCTCTCCCGAGTCCGGCGCCGACGGCTACATCAAGGCGCAGTCGCTGCTGCAGCCAGAGCTGCGCCCCGGCAGGCGGGTCTCGTTGGAGAGCGAGTCGTTCCGGGGCGCATACCGCATCGACCGCGCGGAGTTCCGCGGGGACACGCACGGGACCGACTGGTACTCCGAGCTCGAGCTGGTGCCGCTGTGACCGAGACCCGGACCCCAGACCTCGCCGAGCTGCTGCGCGAGGCGGTCGACCACGCTCTGCGGGACGTCCACGTCGCGCTTCCCGGCCGCATCGAGAGCTTCGACGCCGACACGCAGACGGCGCAGGTGCAGCCCCTGGTGAAGCGCCGCGACTTCGCGGGCGAGGACGCACGCCGGATGCCCGTGCTGAACGGGGTCCCCGTCGTCTTCCCGGCGGCTGGCGGCTACCGCCTGACGTTCCCGCTGGCGAAGGGCGACACGGTGCTGCTGGTCTTCGCCCACCGCTCGCTCGACGTCTGGCAAGCGAACGGCGGAGAGGTGGACCCCGGCGACCTGCGGCACCACGACGTGAGCGACGCCGTGGCCATCGTAGGGTTGCACGACAACCGCCACCCGCTGAGCGACTTCGCGACCGATGGCCTGGTGCTCGGCAAGGACGGCGGGCCGAGCGTGAAGATCGCCGACTCGGGCATCACCGTGGACGCGGGGACCGGGACCGTCACGCTGAAGGCGGGGACCGTGAACGTCGAGGGCGCGACCGCAGTGAACCTCGGCGGAGCTGGCGCGGTGCTGGGCGTGGCACGCATGACCGACACGGTCCAGGCCGGGCCGTTCCCGGGGACGATCACCAAGGGCAGCTTGAAGATCAAGGCGGCGGACTGAGGAGGACGGCATGCCACTCGTCATCGGCGACAGGGCCTGCACATCGGGCCTGAGCAAGCGGCTCTACGACAACTGGACCACCGACTCGGGGAACGTCCCGAACAAGTCGGGACTCTCCGACCCGCTCGAGGGCGCCGCGCAGGAGTGCGTCAAGGCGCTCTGCTACGCGGTGGCGAAAGCCGTCGTGGACGAGATCAACGAGAACCTCTAGCCCATGAATCGCGCCTTCAAGACCAACGCCTCGGGCGACCTGGCCGTCGAGGACGGGCAGCTGCAACTGGTCGACGGGCTGGAGTCCATCGCCCAGCACGCCGGGCAGCGCCTGCGCCTGTTCCTCGGCGAGTGGCCCTTCGACACCACGCGGGGCTTCCCGTACTACCAGGCCGTCTTCGTCAAGAGGCCGAGCCTGCCCGCCATCCGCGCGGCCATCCGTGCGGCGCTGCTCGACGTGCCCGGCATCCGCAGCGTCACCGAGGTGACGATCACCGTCGACGCACGCACGCGCCGCGCGACCGGCCGTTACTCGGCCATCACCGACCTCGGCCTGCTCGAGCAGCGGGCCTTCGACATCTGAGACAACGCCCATGACCGTCTCGACCACCTACGGCGTCACTGAGGCCGGATTCGTCCTCAAGCCCCTCGAGGTCATCAAGATCGAGTGGGAAGAGGCCATGCGCACGAAGTTCGGCGCGGGCTTCAACCTCGCCCCCGAGACTCCCGAGGGGCAACTCGTCGGCATCGCCGTCGAGCGCGAGGCGCTGCTCTGGGAGATGGCCGAGGCGGCGCGAGCCTGGACAACCAGGGCGCGCTCACCGGTGCCGTGCGCCTGCCGTCGACGCAGAGCGCGGTGGTGCTCACCGCGACCGGCACGCCGGGGACGGTGCTCCCGCTGGGCCGCGTGGCGAGCGTGGACGTGGTGGGCTCGCGCTTCGCGACCACGGCAGCTGCGACCATCGCGGCAGTCTCGGCCTGGGCGGGCTCGACCTACTACGCCATCGGCGCCCGCGTGACGAACGGCGGCTACGTCTACGAGGCAGCGGCTGCTGGCATCTCGGCCGGCAGCGGCGGACCGACCGGGACCAACCGCGAGGTGCTGATCTCCGACGGCTCCGGGGCGCTGCTCTGGCGCTACGTCGGCGAGGGGACCGGCGCGGTGGACGTCGACGCGCTGTCCGAGGACTACGGGCCCATCGCCGGTCCGGCGCGCAGCATCATCGGAATCGAGACGCCGGTCTCGGGCTGGGACTCGGTGGTCAACATGCTCGACGCCGAGGCCGGGCGCTCGCTCCAGACCGACGCCGACTTCCGGGTGCGCCGCGTCCAGCTGCTCCGGGCCCAGGGCCTGGCCGCCGTGGATGCCATCCGCGCCGCGGTGCTCCTCGAGGACGGCGTCCTGAGCTGCAGCGTCTACGAGAACGTCGGCGACGCGGTGGACGGCGACGGGCGGCCCGCGCACTCCGTCGAGGTCCTGGTGGAGGGCGGGGTTGACGCCGACGTGGCCGCCGCGGTGTGGGGCGCGAAGCCCGCGGGCATCGAGACGCACGGCACGACCACCGAGACGGTCACCGACAGCAAGGGCACGAGCCGCACGGTGAAGTTCAGCCGCCCGACGGAGGTGCCGGTCTACATCACCGTCCGCCGCGCCAAGGACGTGCGCACCTACCCGGCGGACGGCGACGAGCAGATCCGAATCGCCGTGGTCGCCTGGGCGGCTGGCGCGCTGGGCATCGGCTCCGACGTGGTGTCGAGCGCCCTCATCCCCTCGGTGTTCGGGGTCTCAGGCGTGACCGACTGCCCGCTGCCGTACATCGGGACCAGCGTCTCCCCGGTGTCGAGCGCGACCATCGCCATCGACGACCGCAGCCGCGCGACCTTCGACACCGCGCGCGTGGTGGTTCAGGACGTCTGAGATGCCCACCAGCCCTGCAAGGATCACCGCGCACGAGGCGGAGGCGGTCGCTCGCCTCGTGTCGCAGTACAAGAACAAGCCGAACATGGAGGCGTTCGCCTCCGCCATCGGCGCGCGCGCGCAGAGCGTCGAGGATGCGCTCTGGCTGCTCGTCTCCGAGCGGACGCTGGACTCCGCCGTCGGTGTGCAGCTCGACGACCTGGGCGCGAAGGTGGGCGAGGCGCGAGAGGGCCGGGTCGACGCGGTCTACCGGACGTTCATCCGCGGCCGCATCCTGGTCAACCTCAGCTCCGGGACCGCGCCGCAGCTGCAGGAACTCTTCGACGTGCTCTACGCGGCACTCGGCGGCAACTCGGTGGCGGTCGAGGAGTGGTTCCCCGCGTGCGTCTGGGCCGTCGCCTCGGACGCCACGACGGACGCAGACGCCCAGTCGCTGGCGAACATGATGGCGGTCGCGCGCGCGGGAGGGGTGCGCGGGCTGCTCAACTACTCGCACGCGCTCGACGAGG